GAGTTAATGCGAAGAATTGAAGATGGTGAAATGCCATTTGACTTTTGTGAAGAAGAATGGGGATTAGAACCAGATTACTTGGAGGACCTATTATGAAACCAAAAACAAAAACAATCACACAGGTTGGGCTAAATGCCGTAGATGAAACTTAAAAATTGAAATTATGGAAAAGCATTACAACAATCTGTGGAAACCAATTTCTTCCTATTTTGATTGTCCCGTTACAGGTCAAATGAATGTTCTTGACAAGTACATTAAGACATGGGACAAACTTGCAAATTGGAGAAAAATTGTTTCCGTTCCTGTTAAGCATTATTATTACAATACTGGAAATACAGCTTACTCACGATCCGAATCCTTTGTCTTGTATCAGGGGAAAATGGTAGTTGGGATATATGTAATTCGGTACAGAAATGATGGATATGGAACAATGATCTTGAAATGGAATGGTTCTTACGATGAATGGGAATCCTATTCAACCTTCAGAGAGGCTGAAGATTTACGCAAAGTTATGGACAGATTTAATAATATGTAATAATGAATTAAACAACAACCAAAAACAGAAAACGATGAAAACATACAAAGCGATTGCGGTTAAGGGTACAGAAATGGTTGATCTGTATTGTATTGAAAAACCTATGGAATTTCTTCCAGGTGCTCCCGATGAGTTCGTTGATGGGGAAATTATCAGCGAAGATCAAATAGTTATGGAAGAGGCTCCTTATGTTGATGACCAAGGAGTAGGTACAATGTTATTTGCATTTAAAAAATGACAGATTTAACAGAAGGCAAATTAGAACAAGCATTGGAATTTGCCAAGACAATTGGAGACGATAGTCTTCAAAGATGCTTAGACCGCCTAAAAAAGGTGGAGGATAACTATGAAGGTAAAGTACAAACAAATGTCTATCCTGACTTTGCACCTTACAGTTTTGAGTTTGCTCGTTACGATAAAGAAACAGGAGCATTTAAATCAAATGGAGGAATTATCTTTCATGGTAAACATGACAATGGTGGGGATGGTGGGGCACCCACTTTTTCAGTATGTCTTGAACCCACCAACGGATGGCAAATTCATACCTAGAAGAATATGGAAAATATGATGATAACACTTGCAGATCTTCCTAATCTCAAAAAGAAATGGAAAAAGGCTATTACAGAAAAACAAATTGCCTTTACTTATAAAGGTCAACCTGTTTTAGTAACCTATGCTAAATATCTAATTGAGTATTTAGAACACATAAAAAACAATTTAAAATGACAAACGAAGAAGCCTACAACGAAAACAACAAACCAATCTTAAAAATTATTGGTGAAGACGGGAATGCTTTTTATATTCTCGGGAAAGCCATGCGAGTTGCCAAAGCCCATCACATGGATTGGGAAGCAATTAAAACTGAAGCCACAGCAGGTAATTATGATCATTTATTAGCAACGATGATGAAATACTTTGATGTAGAATGAAAGCTGTCTTTATTTATGTAAACTGGAAGGATAGAATAGTTGTCGGTACATTTTCTAATCCTTGGACAGGCAGGAAAGGCCTAAAATTAATCCGTGAAGGGTATGCCTGGTGCAGCTCTATCACGGGATTTGATCTAAGTGGTGCATTCACAGTTAAATTTGAGTATGATGGAAGCATTAGTTATTTATGAGGATTATCCATCAAAGAGTGGTGGGATTATGAAATACAAAGGTGAAGACAAATTAAAATTGTTGAAACGTATTGTAGAAGATCATAGTTATCCAACACAAAGAAAAACAGAGAAAAGTCTGTTAAAACATCTTGAGGACAACAATGGAGATGGATGTGATTTTATCTTTGCCATATTACTTGATAATAAACCTTACTACCTGGATACATTTCTTGTAGAAGAAGGTGTTGTTGAAGTTAATTAAGCCGTACTATGGAGCAAGTGCTGACTCGGTTTCGGCATACGGCTCAAAATAAATTTGTTTATATCAAATTTATTGTTTAGTTTTATGTTTAATTAAATCCTTTTAAAAATGGAAAACTTAAATCAGGTAGTGGAGGCTAAGATTAAGTCTAAACTACAAAAGGGCATGATCAATGTCCAGACAGCAATGACTCGGTTAACCGAGGAAGGTAAAATCTCACGTGACTTCGTCTTTGAAGTTGGTGCAAGAACGAAAGGAAAAGAATCTCTGATCCAATTTACTCCTGACCCAACGTACAAAGGAACATCCAAGGTAGGTGCAACACTTACCTTACCTACAGGCGCAGAACAATTTCAGTTCAATATGCACGCCACAGGTCAAGTAGCGGCTAAGTTACTGATTCCTCCAACATATTTAACCATGTTATTAACAGGTGAGGAATGGCAAAAAACGCTGGCTTATGAAATCTTAAACACTCACAATGGTTACCTAAATCGTAGTCGCGTGTTGGTACGTGCAGTAGGTACAGAAGTACGAGGTGTTTTGTCTGACAGTTACAGACGTTTAAATTCAAAGCTGATTTTTGAGTCACACATCGATGAACTGTACAAACAAGGTGCAGCTCTTTCAGATGGTTACATGGATGACAGTATTATATCAGCAGAGAGTATTCTTCCTCAGCCAATTGTAATTGAGACGGAACTCAACGGTACAATACTATTGGCATTTGGTGCAAGGCTGTCTACATTTGATTATGGAGGCAGGGCAGTTAATCTTCATTGCTTTATACTCAATGGAGTATGCCTTAATGGTGCCGTACGTGAAAGTGTTTTGCGTGAAGTACACCTCGGAGCAAAATTACCAGACAACCTTGGGCTGTCTGAAAGAACGTACGAACTGGACAGTATGACTACCGCAAGTGCTGTTCGTGATCTCACCAAACAGATGTTTGCAGTTGAGACCATAAAAGCTCGTATGGAAGAAATAAAAGCAGCTTCAACCGTCAAAGTTGAGCCAGTTGCAATGCTGAGAAATCTGCATTTTACAGGTAAACTGTCTGTAGGAGAAGAACAGGCAATAGGAAAAATCCTAATGCGTAATGATCCTATGGATGGTGTGCAGGGTGAGTCTACAATATGGAAAATGACTCAAGGTATAACAGCCTATGCAAACTCAGAGGATGTTGCAGATCGCAGACGTTTAGAGTTGCAGGAAGTTGCAGGTAATTTATTTAACAAACTGAAGAACTAATTAAAGATCGTGCTGAGTAACTAAACTTGCGAAAGCGAGGTCAGATGGAAAGGCTATTCACCGAATATGGAGGACGGGCGTTGAAACGAATAAATATCATCCTTCTTTAACCAATTTCTATTAAATGATGGAAGTAAAACAGAACAGGATTCAGATTCGCATTCGTAATGCAACACTCGCGATGGATTCAACTGACAAGATGGTAATCAAGATTGAATTCAAATTCAGTCTTGATATGCTTGATAAAATCAGAACCATTCCAGGACGAAAGTATCATGCGGCAGCACAATGTTGGTCCGCACCTTTACATCCCGAGACAGTTAAAATGCTCGTCGAATGGGAATTTACGTTAGATCCCGCATTACAAAAGTATTATGAAGAAGGTTTAAACAGAACTCAATCCATTGTTGGTTTACAAAACATCCCAGGCTTAAAAGGAGATCTCTTTCCTTTCCAAAAGGAAGGTGTGGCCTTCATTGAGAGCCTTAATGGGCGTGTCTTGGTTGCTGACGAGATGGGTCTGGGTAAGACTGTTCAAGCCTTAGCTTGGATGCAGTTACATCCTGAACTTCGTCCTGCCATTATTGTTGTACCTGCATCAGTTAAATTTAATTGGGCAAGGGAGGCAGAACGCTGGTTGTCAAAACCAGATGTTCAAATTCTCTCTGGCACCTCCGTGTCGGTACGAGTGGCCAAAGAAATTATCATAATCAATTATGATATTTTACCAAAGTGGGTGGATGCTTTAAAAGGTACCAACCCAAAGATTCTTGTGCTTGACGAAGTTCATTACATTAAGTCTGGTCGCGCTTTAAGAACAAAAGCGACTAAAAAACTTAGTAAAGGTATTCCTCACATCATTGGATTAAGTGGAACCCCGATTGTCAACAAGCCAATTGAAGGTTACAATTTTTTCGCGATGGTTGATCCTACCTTATTCCAAAATTATCGTTTTTATACGAAACGATATTGTGCAGCACACCAAACACGTTTTGGTATGGACGTGTCAGGAGCCTCTCACAAGGAGGAACTTCACTCTATCTTAACAAAATCTATAATGATCAGACGCAAGAAGGCAGACGTATTGCCAGAATTGCCTGACAAAGTACGCTCTTTTGTCCCATTGTCTTTGTCTAATGAGCAAGAGTACCATATGGCAGAGGCAGATTTCATTACATTCTTACGCCATACAAAGGGGGAAGGAGCAGCAATAAAAGCCTTAAATGCAGAGTTACTTGTTCAAACAAACACTTTGCGTCAATTAACAGCACGAGGCAAACTACCACAGGCAATAGAATGGATTGCTGATTTTATTGAGAGTGAAGAAAAACTGGTTGTATTTGCAACACACAAATTTGTGATAGATGCAATTATGTCTAAATTTGGACGCAGAGCAGTTAAACTTGATGGAAGTATTACTGGTAATTTAAGAATGGAAGTTGTTGATTCTTTTCAGAATGATTCTAAAGTAAGGCTATTTGTAGGAAACATCAAAGCCGCAGGTATAGGTATTACCCTTACCGCAGCATCAAATGTAGCATTCCTTGAATTGCCATGGACGCCTGGCGAAATGGTCCAGGCAGAAGACAGGTGCCACCGTATTGGACAGAAAGAAAGTGTTAATATTCACTATTTACTTGCCAAGGATACGTTTGATGAAAGACTTGCACTAATACTCGACAGAAAAATAAAGATATTAGATGCAATACTTGATGGAAAACCACATGAAGCAATAACAATTTCAATAATGGATTTATTAACAGCGTATGAAATCTAAACAAGATTTAATCAGAAAACTTGCATGGTCCGCCCACAAAGAATCAGGGATGGACTGGAAAGATTTATTTCAAGAGGCATGTATTGCTGCCTTTGAAGCAGAAAAAAAATATGAACCAAGGCGAGGTAGTGCCTCTACCTTTCTTTGGTTTTGTATTAGTAACCACCTACGTAATTACGTCAGACAACACACACTTCAACATGAGCCAATGGAAACTATGGAAGATATGAGTACCATAAAGGCAGAAGCACATGTAGAAGATTTCTTTGATGCACTTACAGAACGAGCTAAACAAATTGTCAACATCATTTTAGCAGAACCAGAACGTTATGATTGTTTATCATCACGTGAGGCTAAGGCTTTGGCTGCAAAAACAGCAATGACTAAACTGGGTCTTACCTGGAATGATGTTAGACAAGGTATGTTAGATATCCATAAATCCTTAATTTAAAGTTGATTTGTATAATATGTAAACTAAAAAAGAAAGAATGAGTAAGGTTCAATCAATGATGGGAATGGCTGCCATGGCAGCACAATCCGCAACACGAGAAGAACTCGTAAGTACTTTAAATGAAAGTCTTGAGCAATATGAGGCTTCTAGAATTGCAATGTTACCAAAGGAACAACAAGAAGAGGCATTTCTAAATGTTGTTGTTCATTGTGAAATTATTATCTTTAAATGGGTTAATATGTCTCCAGATAAGGTAATGGAGGAAGTAGAACATTTAGAGCATATAACAAAACTTTTACATCCTAATTTAGGATGAGTCATTGTTTAATCAAAACATAAAAAAATGTACAGAACAGACACACTATCTAGGTATAAATCTTACCTAAATGAAATGATTGATGAATCCTCTACAGGAGGACTTACTAATCCCGATTTCTTTAGAAAGAAATATGGTGTTACTACCTCTATGTTTTCCTTCTTAAAAAAGAAGGGATTACTTACCTTCAAAAACAAGAAATGGTTCTTCAATAGAACCGCTCATTTTGATATTAATGAGATTAGCACATTGAAAGCGGAATTTAATCGTTTTCGTTACCAATTAAAAGTCTACGGTAAGGAAGAAGAGAATCCACCAGTTCGTGATTTACCAAACAATTCCAAAATGGCAGAATTTACTACAAAAGAATTAATCGCTGAATTAAAGTCCAGGGGTTGGTCTGGAGAAATTTATATGCAAAAAAGTATCAAATTTTAAATGGATGTAATCCAACTATACCAAGACTTCAGTGTTGACTTTGTAACGGAAGGTCATAAACATGCCCGTCCAGGTTGGGTCAATACAGAGTGTCCTTGGTGTACAGGTAATCCTGGTTATCATCTCGGCTATGAATTAAGTGGAAATTATTATTACTGTTGGAGATGTGGTTGGCATCCAATCATTTCCACGGTTGCAAAACTTATTTATCTCCCAGAGTCAGAGACCCGTGAACTCATACGCAGGTATGGTATCCTTGTTGGTTTTTTACCAAAAGAGAAGAAGAAGACCAACAACAAGGAATTGAAATTGCCGTCAGGTATAACAGCGTTGACGGATAATCACGACCAATATCTAACTGGACGAGGCTTTGATCCAGAACGGTTAAAACAAATCTGGGGGTTACAAAGTACAGGTCCTGTCAGTAAACTCAATGGATTGGATTATAAAAACAGAATCCTTATTCCATTTTACTGGAATGGGCAAATGGTTAGTTTTGATACCCGTAGTATTTCACTTAATGCACCACACGAAATGAGATACAGAGCTTGTCCAAGTGAACATGAAGTACTCTCCCACAAAGAAATACTTTACGGAAGACAAGATGAGTGGCGTGAAACAGGTATCTGTGTTGAGGGTCCTACTGATGTTTGGCGTTTTAGTACATGCAGTTTTGCAACATCTGGCATACAATTTACACCAGAACAGGTAAGATTAATGGCAAAAATATTCAAACGAGTACAAATTGTGTATGATCCAGAACCTCAGGCACAGATACAGGCAAAAAAATTAAGAGCAGAACTCCTCTTCCGAGGAGTCGAAGCTAATGTAATAAATCTGATGAATGAAGAAGATCCTGGAAGAATGAAACAAAGTGATGCAGATTATTTAGTAAAACAATTAATAAAATGAAAACACAACCCCCTGAAACACTCTATTTCTCACCAGAGTATATAGATGTGTTTATGCAGGCAGTAAAAAATGCCAGCAAAAGAACCATGATTAGCAATAAGTCTATCTTTAAAAAGAATGACATGGAAGTTGAAATTTACGACACCCGAGCTTTCTTTCTAATTGAAGTTGGTCAACAGTATCAAAAATTAATACAATCTCGTTGCCCTATTTGTAATTCACTAATTTATGAAGAAAATGACAAAACATGTAAAGGAAATTTGTAAAATAGGACAAGGTAGTGCTTGTTGCCGATACCTTATGGTTGGTAACAGTGGCTTTGAGTGTGGGAAACTCACAGGATTGAAAACCTTGCTGGATGATCGGGTACGGTTTAAAACCATTGTTGCCCGTGGTGATAATTGTGAAGGTACATCAAGAACTACACTAAATGAGAAGAATAATTAACACCTCATTTAAGGTAATCCAACTTACAAGGACATACACCAAAGAAAAAGGTTTTGGTAAACCTACCGGATTGTGGTATTCAATTGACGGGGAATGGGAAGACTGGTGCAGGGATAATATGGATCATTGGATCAAGAAACATGATATTGAATTGGTGATTGATGAAAGCAGAATGCTGGTTATTGAAACCTTTATTCAATTAGAATCCTTTTGTAAAAAGTACACAATTCATAAAGAGAACCATTGGGAAACTTGGAATACCATAGATTGGAAAAAAGTAAAAGAAGATTACTCTGGTATTGAAATAAGAAATTACCATGAATTGAAATGGCATAATAACTCATGGTCATGGATGCATTGTACATGGCTTTACGGCTGGGATGTGTCCAGTGGTTGTATATGGGATTTATCAATAATTAAAGCAAGTAAACTACTTAAAAAACAAACAGTATGAATAAGCCAAGACACTCCTGGGTTCAACAAATTGGATTCCGCTACGACCGTTGTGAGCACTGCGGTGCCACTCGCAAATGGGATCAGGGATTCCAACGTATAATGTATTTCAGGGAAGGTAGCTATGCCCCTCTTTATTGGGCCCCCAGCTGTAAATTTGTAATGGTAACTGATGTATGCTCTCCAAATGCAGTAGAACATTCTACAAATCAGAAGAATAAAAAATAAATTTGGAATGGAAGCTTTTGTTTATTATATTTGCATTATGTAAAAATTTATAACCTTATACACTCTATGAGAACGGACGTAGACCAAGAAGCTGTGTTGTTTGATTTTTTGCAGTGTTTTTCATTTTTTGAAGGAAGAGTTCAAAGGGAGTAGGTGCCGTTCCACCAAAACCTTTGAACTTCTTTTTTTATTCCAAAAATTAATCCTTATGAAAAGAGTAAGACTCAACCCAAAACCGTTCAATTATGAACACATTCAAGACCGGAATTTCTCACGTACACGCACACACGCGATCGTACATGCGCATTCTTCAGAAAACTCTTCAAGTTTATCTTCAGAAAAAACATATTCTGGAGATTTGGTCGAATATTCTTTGGAGTATTCAGGATCATGTTACGGTAAAAATCTAATGCTCCAAATGTTTGAATATTTTTGGTCACTTTACCCAAGAAAAGTAGACAAGGGTAAGACTTTGCATGCTTGGAAAAAATTATGCAACAAAAAGGATCGTCCATCATGGCCTGTAATAAAGGAGGCCATAGAGGCTCAAAAAGAAAGTCAACGATGGCAAGATAAACAATTTATACCTCATCCAACCACTTGGATTAACCAGGAACGCTGGTTAGATAATCCAAAAGAGATGATTTCATCAGCTTGGGTTACAACAGACAAAGAACAAAAACCTCCAAAAGTTATGGAAGATGGTATGTGGTGGTTTTTAGAAAATGATGGTAGTTATTACAACAGACAAGGTCAAAGACTCTCATGATAGAACGTCAAATTGTAATTGGACTCATCACGTCCACGGAGTTCCTGCAACAAATACAGGAAGAGTGGAATCCTATCTTTATAGAGTCTGTAACAGCCAAACGCATGGCTGGATGGTGTTGGGGTTATTTTGACAAATATAAGAAGTCTCCAGGTCGTGATATAGAAGGAATATTTTTTAACTCATTGAAAGGCGGAAAGTTTCCTAAGGCTATTGCAGAGGAAATAGAAAATGATATATTACCTGGTCTAAGTGATCAGTATGAGCGAGAAGATATCAATGTAGAGTATCTACTTGAGACAACCAGAAAGCATTTCAAAGAACGACGTCTTGAGATATTTGCACAAGGCATACAAGCATTACTCCTAAATGGAGAGCTTGACGAGGCAGATAAGATAGCCTCAGAATACAAACCTACAGGAGGTAACTCTAAAACGGATTTAGATTTGAGTCATGAAATTGTATTAGACAGAATAGACCGTGCATTTGACTCAAATGCACAAACACTAATCTCATATCCTTTCCAATTAGGAGAGTTTTGGAATGATCAATTAGTGCGTGGTGCTTTTGTGGCCTTAATGGCTCCCGAGAAACGTGGCAAGACATTTTGGTTAATGGATATGGCAATGCAAGCATATACACAGAAACGGAATGTTTGTTTCTTCCAAGCTGGAGATATGACAGAGACACAACAATTACGACGAATGTGTATTTATCTGGCAAAGAAATCTGATCAGGCAAAGTATTGTGGTGAGCATTGGGAACCTATACGAGATTGTGCCTATAATCAAATAAATGATTGCAAACGTACTGAACGAACATGTGATCATGGTATATTTGAAGGAAAGACATTTCATGAGGTAAGGAAAGACATTACACTTGACGATCTTATTGAAGCCTACAAGGCAAATGGTAAATACAAAATTTGCAAACATTGTGATGAGTATGAAAGACATGGGTGGGGGGCACCTTGGATTAGACCTATTGCACAAATAACACCATTAACATCAAAGGAGGCAAAGAATAAGATAAAAGAATTCTTTATAGATTCCAAACGCAGTTTCAAATTATCAAGTCATGCAAATGGTACACTGACCATCAAGCAAATAAAGACCCAACTGGCTTTGTGGGAACGTCAGGACAATTTTATTCCAGATGTAATTATTATTGATTATGCAGATCTGCTGGTTGCAGAAACAAAGGCAGAATTTCGTCATCAGCAAAATGAGATTTGGAAAGGACTACGTAATATTTCTCAGGAATATGACTGTTTGGTTATAACAGTTACGCAGGCAGATGCAAAATCATATGAGCAGGATCGTTTAAAACTTAAAAACTTTTCAGAGGATAAACGCAAATATGCTCATGTGACGGCTATGTATGGATTAAATCAAGATACAGGTGACCGAGAAAAGAAAATAGGGTTAATGCGTATCAATGAATTAGTCAAACGAGAAGGGGAGTTTGGTTCAACCAATGAGGTCATTGTTTTACAAAACCTCAGGCGAGGCAGACCATTTTTAGGAAGTTTTAAATAAATTAAAAACAATGAAACACGCAAGACAAGATTATGATCGTATTCAAGATCCGGCAGGATTAATTCCTGAAGATGAACCAGTGTTCCTTTTACGGGGACAGGATCGCTTAGCTCCTGATTTATTAAGACAGTGGGCACATAGGTTACTCGAAAATGGGGGGAGTGGAGTAATGGCTGAAATGGTCATGAAACAAGCAAATGCCATGTTGGATTGGCAAGATAAAGTAAAAAAGAAATTACCGGATTTGCCTCAATTACCTAAATCAGAATAGTTATGTATAAAATCAGAAAAGAGTTTCATTTCTCGGCTTCTCACATACTGAATGGGTTGCCGGAGGACCATCCCTGTTCAAGGTTGCATGGTCATAACTATGTTGTAACTGTGGAGTTGTGGTCACTTACCCTAAATGAAGTTGGTTTTGTTGTTGACTACAGGGCGTTGGAACCAATAAAAAAATGGATAGATGGTCATTTTGACCACCGACATCTTAATGATGAAATGCCACTTAATCCAACCGCAGAACGTATGGCAAAGTTTCTATATGAACTATTTGTTTCTGATTTTCCTCAGCTCTGTGCAGTGGAAGTGAGTGAAACACCAAAGACTACGGCTCGTTATGATCCAAATTATGACTAATGGCAACGCAAATCATTCCATTTACTGAAGTAGAACGCCCTCTCCTTAATTTACCAAAAGGAGACCCTTGCTTAAACGTATCAGAGTTTTATGCGGATACAATACAAGGTGAAGGTATTCATATAGGGCATCCTGCAGCCTTTTTGAGAATGAAAGGATGTGTAATGAAATGTACATTCTGTGATACGCAAGAAGTTTGGAGGTATGGGAGTTATTATCCCATCTTTGAATTGCTGGACCTTATAGAAGAATATAAATTGGTAGAAAAGTTTAAAGAAGGTCAACATCTTGTATTAACGGGTGGCAGCCCATTAATGCAGCAAAATGGAATCTACAAATTGCTATTAGGATTTGAAGATAGATACAAATTTAGACCTTATACAGAGGTAGAGACAGAATGTGTTCTTATGCCTGATCCTTATTTGCAACTTTACATAGATTGTTGGAACAATTCTCCTAAACTTGCCAATAGTGGTGTAGATTTTGCATGGAGATATAAACCAACGGTTATTGGTACAATGGCAAATCTACCAAACAGTTGGTTTAAATTTGTTGTGTCAAGTCATAAGGATTGGAAAGAGATACAAGAATATTATCTTGATAAGAAACTTATTCGCAAAGCACAAATAATACTCATGCCAGAAGGTGCTACACGTGAGACTTTAGAGAGTAATAGACGTATGGTAATTGATTTAGCCATAAGGCACGGTGTACGTTATTTAACCAGAGAACATATAATTTTATGGGATAAAAAGATCGGAGTTTAAAACAGAAGTGTATAACATATCGACGAACAAGGTTTAATCAAAATTTAAAAACATGATTTCAAAAAAACAATTAATCAATGCGGCGAAAGAGTTTAATACTCTTCCCCTAGATCCTCCAATAGATACCAATGTATCTGTAGAGGAACTTACCAGAGTAATAAGAACGGAAGTACTTGGAATAGGTTCCGAAGATCCGCCTCTTATTGGACCCGATGATCAGTTTAGTCCAGAAACAATGGAACTGATAGATACATTTATGACAGAAGATGAGAAAAAAGAAGAAGTTGTGGAAGAGACAGAAATTGTAGAGGAAAAAGAAGTTGTAGAACCCCCTTCATTAAAAGAAGAAGTGGACGCTGCTGAAACACTAAAAGAGCTCAAAGCAATAGCCACCACAGATGGATTCTTTAAAGAGATACGTGGCAAACTTAGCGGTTACAGAACTGCAGATGCACTTCGTGCAGCAATGCTGGACGTGCTGAAAGAAGAAGCAGATGCACTTCGTGCAGCAATGCTGGACGTGCTGAAAGAAGAAG